CTTAACTGTGACCACCTTTTCAACATCTAATTGAATACCATAGTATGCTTCCGCTGGCCAATACCATTTCTTGAGAGGACAAATCACGTAGAAATTATGGGTGTAAGTGCATGTCCCGTTTCTACGAGAATACCCTTCGCCCTTTAGAAATTTTTCAACTTCTGCGCTAAGAGGAACAGCGAATTCAAACTCTTGTAATGCTTTAATATATTCACTCATGATTGTGGTTCCCATAGAGGACAGCCCGGACTTTTACCATCGAAAGGCTTAGGATTTAAATACATCGCATAAGAAATAGGATTCATAAAGATGTAATTGTATATTTCGTTATAGTTGGATAGATCAAATCTATCCTTCTTACCCTTAGCAGCCCATGAACCATTCTTCTGTTGATTGGTGCAATCAGTTGCCCAATTCTTACCGATTTCATAAAGCATGTCATGTCTTGCAGTCTTATCTTGACCATTAAGTTGCTTGTGTGAGAAGAACTGTGAACAGAACATAGTGAGACTATTACGCTCCCAATCTCTTACTCTCCATAGGAAAGCATTAGGAACATCATCCGTTGGAACTTGAAATGCTCTTGCATCAAAGAACGCAGGAATCTTCTGCCCAACAGAACGTATGAACTTATAGTTCTTAGCTTCCCATAGACGATTGAAGTGTGCAGTCATAAGAGCAGCAGTTACGCTTTCGATCTTATTCTGTCTTCCACCAAACCATTGTTGTGAATCCACAGTAGTATCATCAGTCATGACAAAAGTCACTTCATCAGATTGAGCATATAGAGCACGGAACCCTTGCATTTCAGCAGCTACCAGTTTTGCAGCTTCAAACATACAAGTGATCAAATCTTCATCGAAAGGCTTCTTACATCCTTTGGTCCAAGTGTGAAAGGCTTTACCATCAACACGAACCACGATAGGAAGCTTAGGGAGAAAGTAGTTTTCACACCTTGCTTCATATCTTTTAATTCTATCTCCTAGTGAGTCTTTCTTCATTACCAAATTCTGTTAAGATTCTCGTCATACTTGACACGGAAGCGATCAGGATATGCCTTGTCATAGACTGCATAATCCTTAAATTCTTCAACATCAAATTCAACGATTTCATTTTCGCTACCAAAAACACGGTCATGCCACCATTGGTCAAACTTTGACAGTGGTTTTCGTTTCTCACGTTCAAGCCAGTTAAGGATGGCTCGTTCGAAGGAATTATACAAACCTTCTTTCATGACCGGAAATAGAGTGATTACCATATAGGCAATCTGAAATAGTTTATAATCGAATTTCATTATATTAGGAAAAAGTGGGAGTATATCACAGTTCTCTCGTCAGAGTTCATCTACGGATACACTCCCTATAGTTGTTTAAAATTATGATGCGGTGTAGGGTCGTCAACCCCTATTCACTACGGCCAACACACGAATGTAACCCTGTATCTCCTGACATCCTCATTTCATATACTGAGACGTATATCATACTATGAGTGGTAAGCCGAGCTTTCCTACCTTTTTATTCGCTTTTCTTTTTGACTATCACCGCAAGTTGTTTGTAACGTCTATTGCATTTCGTGCATTGAGAATGGTAGTCACAGCAATTACACCCATAGGTGCAATAACAGTGCCATTCCTCTAATGAGTCTTTACAACACTCGTTCCATTGTTTAAGTTCCTCCGCTTTACGTAAGGCTTTTTTGCCTTATTTTTAGCTTTGGCTTTCTCGTATTTTGTCATAAAAATGAGAGTAGGTAGTCAACCCCCGGAGTGATTTCATTCCCCAAGAGACATTTATGTTTATCGGTTTCATGCTGCGCCCTGTAATCTCTCCTTATCCCCATGTCCCCTTACATCACCTACTCTAAAATGGTGTCCGCGCATACTCGTCATTATGATTCGTCACCGTTACCTATAAACTATTAATTTATAAGATGCGATACTTTAAATTTCAGACGGCGAACATTGAATTAAGCTTCAGTATAGACACTTGTTCCTTCACCAGCTTCAGCTTGGAAAAGCTTAACGAAAGCAGGATCAAGATCCTTGAAGTATTTCAAAGCGCGAGCTTCAATACGTCCAAGTGCTTCAACAACAAGTGCTTCACGTTCCGCAGTATCAGGAAATTCAAATCCTTCAGGATTAAGAGCACGATTGGTTGCGATTTGCAAACCAAGAGTCTTATCGAAACGGTCAAGCTTGGTGTTAAGAAGAGAATATCCGTAATGAACTTGTCCATTCTCGCGGATAGCTACAACCAATCCGCGTGGTTGCTTAGTGTCTTCGTTGCGGATGAATTCTTTTAGGAATGTTTGCATAGTTTTGTGTTTGTTTGTATTATATATTGGGTTTTTGTAATGTCAAGTCAGAACTTGATCATTGAGAATAGACGTTGAGGTGCCGCTGGGAAATACTTATACAGAGCAGGGCACAACCATGGATTGATATTCCACTTTTCACAGTGATAAGTAGAACCATGTGGAGAAGTTTCAGTAAGAACGATTTCCGATTGATAACCGGGGAATGGTTCAGGTGAGAACATAAGAGCAATTCCCTTAGAAGCATCTTGAATGGAATGACCCTTTTCACGGACCATACGATCAATTAGATCATTGGTTTCACCCACGAAAGGTTCTTGCACAAGACCTGTATTAGCATCATCAAATGCCCAGATACCGTAACGACTGCGTGTTGGTTCAAGAATGAATATGTTGTTCATGGTGTAATTGTATTTCGGTTTTAAATAATGAGAATTGATCGCGTCAATGGCTTCTTGTAAGTATTTTTCACGCTCATCGCATGTAAAACAACCGTCACCTTCTGGGTTTGCTTCATAGATATGCTCGCCACCAACATCAGGAACAGCTACATAGAAGTAACCATGCCTAAGTCTTAGGTATGCCAAACGTGTAGTGTTACTTTCGTCATACACTTCATATTGTTCAGGACAAGCACCACATGTCTGTATTAAATTGTAACCTCTAAGATTCATGTGATTCGTTTTTTAAAAATTGTTCTGCTTCTGCTTTATCATCAAATTGGAAGATCCTCGCCTTGCCTTCAAACATTCCACATAGGAAATCAGTCCATAGCTTAGATACAATCCTATACTGAGGGATGTATTTGCCATTTTTCTTGATAATCCTCGTTCTCATACCCTATTATATTTCGGTTTTAATTAAGCCTTGTCAGACTTAGAAAGTTTAGTTGATTCAACTACCCTAGTTCTACTTCTATCGACAAATATGCGACCCGGAGGTGATGGAGATACTGTCACTGAGTAATACCTATTACTAGGCAACTTAAAATGTTTTCGTATCTCTTCATCCATCTTACCCCAATTTTCTCCATTAGGTCCAAATTTTTGGAACATCTCAGGAGTCATTGTGTAGTATGTGTCCATTACTTCAGTTTGTTCTTAAGAGAGACTATCAATGTTTCTATATTAGTGAAAACTGGTATATGATACCTCTGACACACAATATCAACATTACCTTTTCTCCAGAATCCTTCAGGACAACAAACCATCATACATCTATCGTCAAAGATTTGCTCTTTGGCGTATAAGCCGAGTTCCATAAGCGAAATTGGCGACTTAGTATTAGGGTCAAAATACATGAGGATAATATCAGCAGAATCCAGCATATCCAGTTCCCAAGTGACTTGTTCATAAAAATTTGGATTGTTTAAATCTTGCTCCCATGACGTATCCCAATTATCCCTGCGAGGATTTAGGAAATCAACATTGAATGGAAAAGCTTTGACAATTTTCTCTTGCCAATTTTCAGCAATACCTTGCTCAATACTTCCAGCAAGAAATACTTTCTTATGATCGCTTATCGGTGCTCTGTATGGAGGTTTGGTTTCTGTGCTTTTCATGGATCGACGTTTGTCATTACTTGAGGTCTAATGATAGTAGGTTGCCATTGTAGGTCAATCCTATCAAGAGGATTTGGGAATACTGGAGGTTCTATGAGTTCACCTTTTGTTGAGTATCCATCCTTATCAGACAGACCACTCTTAGCAGAAGCTTCCACTACCATTTCTGGTAGTGCTACAACTTCCTCTTTCTTCACTTCTGGAAACATAAGTTGCCAGAATGAGATAATTGCTAGAATTGCTTCACGCACGACGACGTTTGGTTAGGAGGAAGAACATTCCAACAGCACCCAAGATCATAGCAGAAGGTTCTGGGACTTGAGAAGTTCCAACCCATGAACTTGCTCCACCATTAAGGTTTTGAGCATGAAAAATGACTGGATTGTTAGTAGTATTGAAATCATTGATACCGACACCATCAACACGATATGTGTAGAAGTCATCCATGTTAAAGCGTTGAATTCCACCATTCGCATTTGAAGTAGCAAAATCGAACCAGATATCATATCCAACACCAGCACCACCACTCTTAACATCATTACCAACAGAGATAGTTGGAAGAGTAAAGCCACCAGTGACAGGATAAGCAGTGAATGTAACAGGAGCAAAGGCGAAAGAATCAACAAGATTCAAACCAATAGAACTGTAATATGCACCATGATACAGATGGGAATCAATACTAAGAAGAACAGAATCATCATCCAATTCATTGATAGTAATAAGACCCCAAGGAGTTGCTTGATACGGTTGAACTGTTCCAACGAGAACAGTGTCAATGTTATATGTTAGTGTCGTAACAGCAAATGCGTTAGACAACATCAGTGCGCCCAATAGGGCAATAGTTTTGATTTTCATATGTATTAATGTTTCAGCTTTTCAATAGGTAGAAGTTGGGACTTACCTATGGAAATTGTATTTCGGTTTTAAATGGCGGGAAGTGGGGGAATCGAACCTAATCATAGCTAATACGACTACTAACTAGTCTTCACCGTATTCATTCTGACCCCGATCTCGTCCTTATTGAGACACAGTTTTACCACTAAACGTAACTTCCCATGATGCTTGGTGGTATGATCTTTTACCACCAAGCAGATTTTCTAAAAAGAGTGTTCGATATAATATCAACCGGAAGCAATGGTTCAATCCCATAGAACTTATTTTTGATACCTTTCGATCTGAGTCTTTTTTAGAAGTTCTTAGCGACAAGTTCTCGAACTTCAGCCAATGTCCAATCTTTCGTAAGGACACTATTGCGGAAGACTTGAACAAACGCGCAATTCTTAACTTCTTCCCAAGTCGCTTGATCCTTGAGATAGAATTCGCCATCAGCATCTTGATAGACAGCAACCAAACCTTTTTGACTCTTCTTCAAGCCATCATCAGTCTTAGGATCTTTGAAGATCTCAATTCCAACGCGCTTACCATCAACAAGAACCTCACCATAAGTCGATTTCACGGCAAACCCATGTTTCAGGATTCCCGTTTCGGTTACTATTATTATACTGAGATATTACAGTGTGACAACATACGTGTCTTCATCCCAATCGTAGTAGAGATCTTGGAGAGCATCCAAGACAGCTTCACGACTTGGCCATTCAGGAGAGAAACTATTCTGAATTTGGCGAACAGTAACTTCATCAAATCCGGCATCAGCCTTATTGAGAAGATATTGTTGGACTTTATCAATGAACTCTTCACGATCACCGCTCTCTTCATCAACGATATCATCTTCACCATCGTCAGAGACAACAGAGGAAGTGATTTCACCAACAAAGTCATATAGGACTTCATACTTAGAAACGCGGCACTTTTGGCAAGAGCAGTCTTTAGGGACAGACACCACATCAGCAGGATCAACCTTAACAACAACAACTTTCGTTGCCCATGAAGCAGCATAATCCAAAGAACCAACGTGAAGTCCAAAAGAACATTCATTTGCACGATTATCATCAACCGCACGGCGAGGAACTTCGATGACAGAACCAATACTGTTTAAGATCTGTCCAGAACTGTTTACAGTGCCTTGTGTGACCTTTGTGGAGGTGTTACCCTTAACAGACCAGTAATCGCTGTCAACACCCTTGTAGGCGATGAAGAAGCCATCCTCGGTGATTGGCAATTCCTTATAGGAAAGGAAGTCAACCAATTCATTGATAGAGGTCGCAGATGGGTTAAGTTGAAGACGTTCCCAGAACTTAACAAAGTGTTCCAGAGGAAGACCATCTCTCAACACGGAGAGAACCTTAGTTTCCAATGCGTATGGAAGACGTTCACCTTGATAATGAATTTCGTCATCAACAAGTTCGAATCCTTCAACACCATTGACAGCACTCTTACCAAGAACAACAGGATTTAGAATACGAATGATTTCCGCTTCTTGTTCGTCTTTAGGAAGGTTGAATGCCTTGAGAATCTTTGCATAACTCTTATCGGCTTTTTCTACTCGAACATTCGTTTTATCACTAAGGATAAGAATGATCGCGGTTGCATTTGTAATGTATTTCATATTTTCTTTCAGTTTACTATATTAGTTTCGTTTGTCAATCAATTATTTCAAGGTCATGATCTTTCTCAAATCATCGCGGGAAATCCCGTTATGGTATTGAGTATTAACGACTCTCAAAATTCTTGCTCTGGTGGAAGTTTCTTGAAGAATTTTCTCCTTAACTGCCTTGAGTTTATTTAACTTATCAGGATTGGATTTCAATGCCTTCAAAGTATGTGCTTGGACTCCAGTTTTGAATAGAACTTGGCGTGCATCAGCATCCAAAGATGCCAAAACTTGCTTCTTTTCATATTCCAATCTGAAGTGTTTCACTCTGTCTTGATATTCCGTAGAATCGGGATCAAGCCATCCAAGTGCATGAAGACCTTCAACCAATTTGATACTATTAGCAGTGAAGATATTAGTTCTAGTTCCCCAGCGGGCAGTGGTTCCAATAGTTCTTGCATTAAGTTGAACCTCACTCTTCGTATGAAGATACCAGTCCTTCGCAGGTTGAACATTGTTGAAAATGTGCTCGGTAGTCCATGCATCCACCTCTTCTATACTATAAGAAGATTCAGTGAAATACTTACCATCAAAATAACGTCCATATACCATGAACTTCTCTTGTTTGGCTTGTTTGACCTTATCGAGTTTTTTGAGTTTAAGATCCTTCACCTTAATGAAGGCACAATCCGACAAATCAATACCACCAACGGCAGCAAGGATTTCATCAGCACTCTTTTCAGAGGTCCACATGTAACCCTTATAGTCAGCACCATACATAGCGATCAATGCTGTCCTAAGTCTTGTGTGCCAATCTCTCAAAGAGTTCTTGATGCTAGGGAAGACAAATATACTATGTTTAGTCTCACCCTTATACATAGGAAGAGGTTCATAGCAATTATGGTCATATCCATTAGGATCATGAATTCCGCGAGTGATGCGGTTGTAGAACTTGTAGGTCGATGCAAATGTTTTCGCATATTGATATCTATACCACTTACCCAAATAGTCTTGACCAGTCTTCTCATGTTTTGAGACAACATTACCAAACTTAGGTGGCGTGAGATTAGCGATTTCATCATCACTGATCTTAGTGAGGATATCTTCGATTTCTTGGAAGACTCTTTCATTGGATGGAAGGTTTTCAATACTTTCGCGAGAAATTGGAATTGTAAGCTTACCAATAGGGACATCCACAACCATTGACTTAGCAGGTTGTCTTGGAACCTTAATACTTGTCTTGTATGGATATACAACACCACCCATTCGAACATTATAGCTTGTGCCATACTGAGCATTTGGGAAGGATTCGTAAGCATGAATGGTATAACCATTAACAGTCAAGCTATCCAGAGGAATAGTAGGTGTGGTAGTTGTAACACCATTATCATATCTCAACTTGGCATCTGGTAGGAAGTTAGATACGAACTGAGAAGTTTTATTAGCGAAGTTGTAATAGTCTTCTTGTTTGACTTCCAGACTTACTTCAATACCTTGTTCAGTTGTTGGTTCTTCAGATACTCTATAGATTTCTCCAATAGGAATACCTTGTTGACCAGCACCCAAGGTGCAGATATAGCTTGTCTTCAAACCTTCATGGTGTGAAGTGACATAGAATGTATCAGTGTAAGCGAAGGCAGCTTTACCACCAACACCAAATCCACCAATAGCATCATTATCACCAGATTTTGTAGATTCGAAATACATGGCAAACACGTTACGAATATCGTGCTCATTAAGACCAAGCGCATAATCACGCACGGACCACATACTTTGTGAATTTACAGATTTGAAAGAGACAACAACATCCTCTTGGATATCGTGTTTAATATGCTCATCATAAGCATTACAAATGTATTCACGAATAACAGCGAGAATCTTATCAGAATAAATTTTATCCCGTAAGAAATACTGCGCCATTTCCATGCCCTTCATGGACATACCCATGATGGTCTTTTCCGACTTTAAATCATCGGAAGAAATATTTTTAGTAGCTAGAACGCCTGTTTTCATTTTAGTCAATTGTGATTTCAAACTCCACACCTTCTGGAGTATTTTTAGTTGATTGAGATTTTCCACCGATGAAACTTACTCCAATATCAGAGTATTCTAACCATGTTCCAAATTCTTGTTCTCCGCGAGCAATATACCACTTTGCAAATTCTTCTGCTTGAGCATCAGTCTCAAATCCTTTAATGGTTAGTGTTCTCATCGTTGTCCAAATAAGCGTTGAATTGCATGTTTAGCTGCATAGAATAGAGTTCTTAGAACTCCAGTTATAAAATAGAAAATATCAGTCATGTTATGTGTCTTCCTTTGCTTGTTTGATTGCTTTAGCCTTTTCGCTTCTCTTCTTACCACGCCTACATCTCTTACCTGTTTTGATTGCACTATGGCGATGGGCAGCAGAATGACGGCGTTCCTCTTTATCCCAATTATACCTACCAAGATCTACATGGAGTTCATCCATCTTCTTAGCTAACTCTGCAACCTCTGGATTAACATCTTTACCATTAACCCCAAGACCAAGTTCTCTGGATCTTAGATTCCATTGACGACCTATTTGGCGTTTAAGTCTCAATTTAAATTCTTTGTCAGTCCTAGACATACTTGATTATACCTCGGTTTTAATTAACTCATTCTTCTCACTACATGTAAAGAACCAATGATGTGAAGTTGCTACATGTTCCACTCTCACAAACTTAGAGACACTTTTGGTGAAGGCTAGGTATGGGAAAGAATCTGCGACTCTTACAACATAACCCTCTTGAACTTCTCTCTTAGCTTGTGTGTATAGACCACGAATAAGCTTCTCGTCCCAAACACCATCATATAGAGTTGGAACCATCTTGATATCAAGCATATCAGCGTATGCCACTGTTTCATCCCAAGACAAACACTCGTTCTTTTCGTTCCAAATGCTGAATAGGGCAAAGTAGGAAGAAAGGTCTTTATATCCGATGCTGTGTTTAGCATACAAGTTCTCACCACAGAATCTCCAACCTTCAGGAATCTCATAGCCAATTTTGGCTTGTAGATTCTTAACCCATGAACGGGACCAATGATCTCTTCCATCAATAGAACGAGCATGAATGTAATCCTTGTAAATAGAGGTGTTTTCACCATCCATCTTTTCAGTTACAATGACACGCTTACCTTCAAACTGAGAACAGTCTTTAAGTGTCTTATCGTCCTTAGTCTTACCTTCACTCCATGGCAAATGGTAAGTTCTTGGGTATTTCACATAGTCAGTGTATAGAGAATACGACTGACCAAGCTTTAAAATCTTTTGGACCGATTCATCATTGAATAGTGGTCCTTTCATCCTCATCTTATTAGGAAGGATAACGTCACCCCATTTACTGTATTGGTGATCCGGGTAATATCCTTCAGGGAGGACAATCTTAGTGATTCCTACTGCTTCACGAATTTCGTCACATGAGAGATCAGTGGTTTCTGCCATAATGTGATGATACTCACAAAGAGTAGCACCATTGGAATTGTAGTATCCTTCATCCGCCCATAATCTACGCTCTATAATATGATGAACTGAAAGATTTTCAGTTGCTCCACACATCACACATTTATGTTTATCACGATCCAGACAACTTTCTCTAAATTCAGTCCTTGTTAATAGTTTTTCCATATTGGAATTCGGTTATTAATTTACAAATATCTATAAAATCGTTTTGTGACTTATCATTCTTCATTATGTTTACATCTTTATGAACCCACTGAACATTAGTTCTAGTGTATCCCAATGAAGAATCAATCCTATCTAATGATGCTGTTGGTTTTTCAGAATTTGTTTTTCCAAAATATATTAACTGCCCAGATATAGCACATTTCCTATTCTGAAGGAGGAAAATTTCCCAAGCTTCTTCTATAGTTACAGAAAACTCTCTATTATATTTTTCGGCCCTGAGTCTATTTTGACACCACCTGTTTCCAGATATCTCTTCATAACCAGTATAACCTTTGTTGTCTGATCCTGTTTTCTGATAGTATGATTTATTACATCCACAGGATTTAACTTTACTCCCTACAACATAACTAGGAAGAGTTTTGTAGTCTTCTCGTTTGCATAGAAGACACTTAAACCTTCCAAGATATTGTTTAAGTTTTGGATGTTTCTCTTGTAAAATTTCTAAGAAAACAAGATTATTAAATGTTTCACCTACGTATTTTTCATATTTTGGAATTCTCTCGGCCATATAGATTATTTAGTCATATGGTGACTATTTTTCAGAAATAGACTTTATCTGACCATAGTAAAATAGAAAAACTCTAGGTATGTGTTATACCTAGAGTTTAACTCGGTTTTAATTAACCTTAGCGAGCCTTAATGCTGGAGTTTCTCAACACCATGGCAAAGTCTCTTGTATCCACATTCACCCATTCAGCAGAATGTTGATTCTTTCGGCTTAACACCTTAGTTTCACCACCTACGATATGGAATGCTCCATTGGCATCACGAAACATCTTAACATTGAAGAGTTTTTCATTCTTCATTTGATCAGGATTTCGCAACCAGTCTTTATTCTTTCTATTACTCTTTTTCATACGTTACATCTTTCTTACCGGGACCACATTCTAAGAAGTGCTCCACTTCAACTTCATTGATTAGATCTTCAAGGTCTTCCTTGATTCTATCAAGATCCTTGTATAGATTCTCTAAATCCTTTGGTGAGGACTTGTCGATATCAAATGTTCTTATATCCTTCAAGAGCTTATCATACTCTTGAACCACTTTAGCTTTACGAGCTTTATAGTCGTCTTCCAACATGATTACAGTTTACCACACCCTTCCACGTTGTCAATGGACATCTTCAACGTGGTGATCGTATGATACGAAGGTTTTGGTGTCCATCACATCTTCGATATCTGCGAAAGACCAGACATCACACTTCCAATCCCAACCAACGTCCAAAACCCTATTAATAGGTGCATCAGGGTTTCTGGTCTTATCAGCATTATGTTGGTGTCCACTAATCATCCATGACTTACGTCCACCCATACCATTCCATGAATGGATAGGGAAGTGATTCATGACGATATTCTTCTTACCAATTTGGATTTCAAGATGATTTCCAAGAAAGGTAATCTTACCCATTTTGAGAGGATACACTTCAATGTCATCACGACCGAATTGCCTCATTACCTCTTGCTTATAGAGTCTATACATATTGGACTCATGATTACCCAAGAGAACATTGATGTTTTGACAATTAAGACCACTGATCCAATTCAAACATTGTTCATCCGTGGCATTGAGAAACATATCACCAAGATACCATAGGGTATCATCAGGACCAACACGTTCATTGATCTTAGCAAGAGTCTTAGACACTGCATCTTTAGCAGATGAATATCCTCTCATCATCCAAATAGGAATATTCCATTTTGGATCATGAAAGATGTGCCAATCGCTTGACCAATAATGTGTGTTCCTCTTTTCCCAAGGGAACTTCAATATTTTATACACGATTAAGTTTGTCCTTTCTAGCTTGTTTCATTTCCGCCTTTTTCTCTTCTGAAAGCTTTTTACCCAATCTTCCTAGATTGGGTCTTCCTAAATTTTTCTGTCTTATTTTTTCTTTAGTCTCTTCAGACATAGGTCTTCTTTTCTTGCCTTTAACCTCTTCAGATTTAGCCTTTCGCATCTTAGCCTTTGTTTCCTCAGAATGTGTTGTTCCCAATCTGGAATTCGGTTTTCCAAGTTTAGCTTGTCGATATCGTTCCCTACTTTCGGGGGAACGTATTTTGCCTGAATTGGCCTTACTTATCTTTTCTTTATGAGCTTCCGAAAGGGGAATTCCTGTAGTATCATTAGAATACCTACATAAATTATAACCAACAGTTTTATTATCAGAGTCGAAGAAATCTATATAATAGGTTTCCCTATCAAGTATCATAAGTCTATCTTCTAACTTAGATTTATCAAAACTTTCGACAATCTCCAATATCTCAACAGTGAATGAATCCCATCCATGCTTTAATATGGCTTTTTCAAAATAACATCTACCTTTAGAGTGTTTATACTTATTAAGTCTTTTACGGAGATTGACCGCCTTACCAATATAAATTTTATTGTTGGCAATGCAAGTTACTTTATAGATTCCTGCTCCAGTTGGATACTTCGATGTTGATTCCATTCATATATTTAGTCTGAATGACCGAACTTTTTAATATTTTAAACATTACCTTCTACATTTTCTTCTTTGTGCTTTTTGATAGCATCCACGATATCATCAATACCTTGGATGATTTGAACATCGCTCTCACCATCCTCGATTAGAAGTCTTGGCACAGAGCGAATGTTATGCTTTCTGAATATCTCTTGATCGTCAGCATTGGAGAAGTCTTTCGTATCGACTTCAATGTTTAGAGCTTTGAGTTTATTCTTAACTACGGTGCAAGGACCGCAAGTTTTGTTAGTTAGTAGTGTTACTGTCATGCTGAAATGGTAGCAGATGAAGCGATCTTGTCAAGGGTCAATCCTACCATTTGAGAAATACGCTTGTTATCAGCACGACCGTCAACTTCTTCAACAACAGCTTTGATAACCTTACCCATATCTCTCTTAGTAGTAGCACCCAGAATTTCGATAGCCGATACGACTATCTTTTCCAAGACTTCATCAGAAATTTCAGTAGGAAGATAAGGTGTTAGGACATCGATTTCAGCTTGTTCCTTATCAATGAGATCTTGACGCAACGAGCTAATGAATGATGCAATGGAATCTTGACGTTTGGAAATTTCCTTACGGATAAGACCCATGACTTCCAAATCAGATACGGGTTGATCAATACTACCCTTGACAAGAGCAGTATTGGTAATCGAATTCTTCAATGCACGAAGGACATTCAACTTAGTTGTGTCCTTGTCACGCATTGCCTGTTTAATGTCTTCTTGAATTAGTAAGTTCATTTTAATTTGTGAATATATAGTCTCTATTATAGATGTCCCTATGCATATCTAAGGGTTGCATCATTCGTAAGTATTGAAGCTCATCTTCAGCTTCTTGTCTTGTGGCGAACCACCTAGTATAAGTGCAGTCGTCATTTCCAGCTAGGAAGAGTCTATATGGAAGTAACCATTGGACTCTTTCCTTATTCCATCTTCCTAAGACATTGCTGAATATATCATGCTTTTGTTGAACCGTAAATGTCTCATATAAAGCTTGTTTAAAGGCAGCATCACCCTTATACAGCATGTGGTCGCCATTAACGACTCCCATACTCTTAGCAAATTTATCAGCTTCATCCCTCAACTCGGAGGGTAGGCAATACCATGACCAATCCTTAGTAGCATCAATGATAGGAATCTTAATAGATCCTTCTGGAATTGGATT